GTATAATAAATAACATTAGTATGGGATTGAAAGAATCATGCCCCTGACACAACAAAAGCATTACACAGTCGGTTATCACGATAATCAACATCATCATTTTGAAATCTGCGAGTACGCTGCAGATTCATATGAAGCAATACAACACTCTAAAGAGGATGTTCCTTCACTAAAGGAGCACCCTCATTTTATTGATTACTGTTGTACAGAAGAGGTGGATAACATCTCTAAATTTATGGCCTCTGGAATTCCAATGGGACATTAATCATGACATCTATAACAAAAAATAAGCACGAGATTATGTGGTGGATGAGTAGACTCACCATTATGGGAGTATCTTTATCACTAGCAGTAACACTTGCAGCACAAGCATGGGTTTAATAAATATGCTATAATAGTAGCATATTTAAATATTAGATGACTTTTCTAATTGCAATAATGTCATTTGCAAATTTTGTATTTTATCCATTAGTGATAAGTACAATTATTGCATTTGTTATTGAACAAATTCTAAGACAAATTGGCAATGCTTATGATCCTGCAGCAGTTAAAAAGGTGGAGATTGCTATGCGTGTAAGAAAATACTTTTGGAGACAATCATGGTTGTTTAATATAATATGGTTTGTATGTTATGGTATATTGCTATTTGTGATGAGGCCAGGGCAACAACCAATGCCCGATATGATATGGCAAGGATGAATAAAAATTACGATGACTCCAACTGGAGAGAAGAATATAAAGCATACACAAGTGACAAGAAACAACTTGAGTTGCTAGAGAATGGACCTAAAAGTCTTTCACAATCTTGGATATTAGGTGCGTTGTATAATAAATGGAAGAAGATGAAGGGTTATAAAGATCCTGAACCACCAGATTGTTCATCATCATTAAAAGAATGGGAGGAGAGTATTAAGAAATGGAATTAACAGAAGAAAATGTAATTAAAGTTCTTGAAGAACTTGTTCCTTATATTGAAGCAGATGGAGGATATCTTCAACTTGTGGAGATAGAAGAGGAAACTGGATATGTTAAAGTAAAACTGGGCGGTGCTTGTGAAACTTGTGCTATGAGTACTATGACTTTAAAACAAGGTATAGAAAGTAAGTTAATGCACGAGATACCTGATGTTGTTGCTGTTATTCAGGTATTGTAGGAAGAATAAATAAAATAGTATCTACTTTATAATAAAAGAGAAAGAAGTGCCTTTAAAGAAACCAGGTGATTTATTTAATAGTAATAAGAATGCTCCTAAAGAGTCTTCTATTGATCTGGATGGAAATATTCCTAACATTAAAGAAGAATTTGATAAGGTAGAAGATCTTAGGGAACAACTTAATAATGTTTCTAGTTCTTTGAATAATTCATTAACAGAAGTAGTAAATAAAAATTTAAATTTTTTATCTGATGAATATGCTCAACAGTTAGATAAATTTAATAATAAGATTGATAAATTTAAAGAAGAAATTGTTTATAAAGTAAATAATCTTAAAAAGTCTAATTCAGATTTAAAGGCAGATATACAGATAGTTGAACAACGTCAGAATAAGATTAATATTACCGTAATAACAGAAGAGGTTTTATCTGGAGTACAAGATGTTCTTTCTGGTAATTTAGAAGAAAATATAAAAAAACTTGAAGATAAGATTGAAATTATAAAAGAAGCATATGAAGAAAATATTCTGAAGGAAGGTCTTCTTAATGAACCACCATCAACTGATAATGAAGATCCATTAACTCCTTTAGATAAGAATTATGCTACTATTGATGATCTGAATAAGCATTATCAGTTATTTCTCAATAGAATCCAACAACAACTTTCAACAGTTGGTGGCGGTGGTGCTGTTAACATCAAAGATATGGATGATGTTGACTCTTCTGCATTTGTTGATGGGAAGGTTTTGGAATATGATTCTACATTAAAGAAATGGAAAGGTGGAACTGGTGGAGGTGGATCAGGCACTAAAGGACAAAAAGGAGAAGCAGGTACTGATAAAGGTCAAAAAGGTGAAGTTGGTCCTGGTGGAGGAGATAAAGGACAAAAAGGAGAAGTTGGTTCTACAGGATCAAATGGTAGTGCTGGTGCAAAAGGTCAAAAAGGCGAAGTAGGTTCCACAGGTAGTTCTGGTAGCACTGGTAATACTGGTTCTAAAGGTCAAAAAGGTGAAGTTGGTTCTGGTAGTGCAGGTGATAAAGGTCAGAAAGGAGCAGCAGGTAGCGGTGGTAGTGGATCATTCACAAGAACAACTGCGAATGCTGCTACATCATCAATAGCTAATAATGCATCTGGTAATATAACAATTACTGCAGCTAAGACTTATGCTTTACAAAAAATACAAACATCTGCAGCTGCTTGGGTTACTTTATATACTGATACAACAAGTAGAAGTAATGATTCAAGTAGAAATGAAACAACAGATCCAACACCTGGTTCTGGTGTAATCGCTGAAGCAATTACTACAGGGTCTGCTACACAACTTGTAACTCCTGGATTAATTGGTTTTAATAATGATGGAACTCCTTCAACCAATGTATATTTGAAAGTCGTTAATAAGAGTGGTAGTACACAGGCAATCACAGTAACCCTTCATTACTTACCTCTTGAGACATAATGGAAAAAATATTTAGTGTAACTCTTAAAAATCGTGATGACCTTGAGGATTTTTATGCAGAGATGTCCTCAAAAGGATTTAGGTTGCATATGAAACGACCTATTAGTAGAAATACTAATTACTATATGACTCAGGAGCAAGCAGATGAATTAAAAAAAGACTCTAGAGTTATAGATGTTGAACGAATAGATGATCTTTTTGTAAAAGAAGATGCAATATACAATAAGACACCATATACTAAGAATGGTAATTTTTATAAATCTGGTAGTTATTCAGCCACTGATTTTCAATGGGGGCATATTCTTGCTGGATCTGCATCTCAAATAGGAAAAGGAAGTTTTGGTGTTGGAGGTACAGGAAGTAAGACTACAAGTGTGGATGTGTTCAATAATGGAAAACACGTTGATGTTGTTATTGTTGATCGACGTATGGCATATGATAGTCATGAGTGGAAAAGTCCATCTTCAGGTAATTCAAGATTTGTTCAATATCAATGGTTTAATGAATTGAACAGTTTCGTATCAAGTATTGATGATGATGGTGTAACTCTACCAACAGGAAATATTACATACAACCAGAATTCAGCAGAGGATCAATCTCATGGTCAGCATGTAGGGGGAACAGTTGCAGGTCAATATTATGGTTGGGCAAGGGAGGCTAATATATACAGTTTAGCATCTAGTGGTGGTTTTGCTTCTGGTCAAACTATTAGTGCATGGTTAGATTTTGATTACCTTCGTGCTTTTCATTTACATAAAGCAGTAAATCCAGTCACTGGTCGTAGAAATCCAACAATAACAAATCATAGTTATGGTGGGGCATTTTGGTTTTCTCCTGATAATGGAGAAATAGATTTTAGTAAATTGAACTCAGTTTCTTATAGAGGAACAACATATAATTCAGGAAATCCTGGACCTTCAGGTTGGACACAAGCAGGTGTTATAACAGATTTTGGTTTAAGATTTGGATTAACAGATTACCCTCGTTACCACGCAGGAATTTCTGCAGATGTACAAGACGCTATAGATGATGGTGTAGTTATTATTGCTTCTGCTGGAAATGATAATCTTTTGATCGCAGATCCAAGTAGTTCTGATTGGAATAATAGTATTACCTTTGAGTATGATACTGGTGATATTAGAACTGAGTATTACAATAGAGGTCATTGGCCAAACACTCCAGATAATGATGCAATTTCAATTGGTGCTTTAAGTAATGACCATACTTATGAAAGATCTGGTTTTTCAAATATTGGTCCAGGCGTAGATGTATTCGCACCAGGTGAATGGATATTATCTGCCTATAGTAATGAAGGACTTAATGATACAAAATATGGTGCTGGAAACTACTATTCTGCTGGTAGTGGAACAAGTATGGCTGCTCCTCAAGCGACAGGAGTTGCTGCAACACTTGCAACTGCAAAACCCAGATTTACCAATTCTGATCTTAGAGGATATTTCCAGAGACATTGTAAAGATAATGATATGACTTTTAATAGTAGTGGTGGATCATTTAATGATGATACCAGTCAACATGGTAGTCCAAATAAATATCTTTTATCAAAAAATCCAAGATCAACATCGGGTATGATTGATGATGTGAAGGGAGAAAGAAAAACAAGTGGTATGACTTTTCCTCGTAGAGCAACTTTAAATTATGTTGCATAGTGATGTAGTATGGTCAATAAATATAATGATTGCTATTCTACTCGTTGCAGTAGGGTATTCAATCTACTGGATTTTTATGTACGATAGTTGGTATCCAAATGACGGAACAAAGCATGGAGACCAAGATAGCAGTCTTGGAAGCGAAAGTGGAACACATGTTGGTCCACACGAAGGAGTTAACTCTTAGAGTTCGTGCGAATGAGAAAGTAGTTGCGTCCGTTAGTCTATTAGGAGTTATAGCCTGTACCTTTATTGGTGCAGGTTATTTTGCTCCAAAGGCAGAAGCACATATGGGTCATTCATTCCCAACAGGTGAATGGATAGAGAAATTAAGAGATCATGAATCACAGAAGAATCGTATTTCAATAGAGGAGATGCTAAATAATACACTTACGGAGTACGAATATGGGAGCGATGGTTCCACCGAGTCGGAAGAGTTGTTACAACTTCCGAGTGACAGAGATCAATCGAGTTTTAGATGGTGACACCATCGATGTCACAATTGATTTAGGATTTGATCTATATAAAAAAGAACGTGTTAGAATAGCAGGGGTGGATACACCTGAAAAACGTACTCGTGATTTGGAGGAAAAGAAACTTGGTTTGGACGCAACTAAATGGCTTAAAGACAAGCTCGAAGGTGCTATTGACGGTGATGATGAGTTGTCTATTAGGACTGAACTTGTTGGTGGGGTCGGTAAATATGGTCGTCTTCTTGGGTGGCTTTATATCGGGGATTCAAACTTGTCGCTTAACGAACAAATGATTACTGAAGGATATGCTTGGGCATATGATGGAGGAACTAAGCAAAAGAACTTCGAGGATCTACGTGAAATTCGTAGAGCACACGGAACTTTAACGGAGTAAATTATGTCTTGTAAAGATCACGAAAAAATTTCTAATCCAGTTGCACACGCTTTATATCATGTAAAAGAGTGGGATAAGAAATTTGCAAAGAAAATTCAAGATAAATTCAAATTGTCTGATTATCAAATGTTATGTGTTTCATTTGCTAAAGGATTTATTATTGGAGCAATTCTCTTATGATTCTATCAGTATTAAATGTTGTAGAAGCATGGAATGAAATTTCTTGGGCAGATGCAATCCCATTTACTTTAGTTTTAATTGGTCTTTACTGGATCAAAGTTAAAATTGATTCTAGAGCAGGTCTTGGTAGGAAGAAAAGAAGAGAACTTAAAGCAACTATTCTTGAAGCATTAAACGAATGGGATCAATCTAAACCAGAAACTTTCTAACAATGGACATACAAAAAGTTGCCAGCACAGGAACAGCAGTTGCCGTCATAGGTGGCGGTGGTATCTTTGGTGGTAATTATGCTATCGATCAGGCAACTGGTGGACCTGAGAAAAGAGTTAGAGCAAAACAATCAGAACTTCAACTCATAGTAAGAGAAGAAGTCCGTTCTGCTTTAGCAGAGATGCTGCCTAAATCAACAGGTGGTGTCGTAAGAAGTACAACACCAGGTGATTATCGACAAGAGGTTCCTAAGTAATGGGTATACCTACACAAGCGGATGAGGATGGAGTTGTTCGTGGATGGGGTAATGTTTTTGAGGTTGGTAAGGAAGCTATAATAGATAATTTACCACAGATAGAAACTCCTTTCTTTAGAACTAAATTTGAAGAACCAGATATAGAAGAATATATTGGAAGAGTTCGTGAACATGAACGTCTTCATCAGTTTTTAGAGTGTGAAGAGAAACATACTAATAATAAAGAGGGTGATCCTTTAAAAATATTTCAACAAGATATTAATGGTAAAGCAACTAATGCTGCTGTAAAACCAAAGGAGAATGATTTACGTGGATGGAGAGAAGGATTACAAACAGTTGGTGAAGAGAACTGGGAGTTTTATCCTGATGATGATATGAATAATCCCCAAGGACAATTCCTTGGACCAATAAGACATGATGATTATTACTTATCTGGTTGCCATGATACTTATTCGGAAGTTATGTTAGGTTCGTATGCAGCACATAAAGGTGCTCAATTTGAATTAACAACACTTGGTATAATATTACTTACTATGGTATCTTGGTCTTTTAAGAATTATATTTGGAAAATAATAAAAGAAAGAGGTATTGAGGATGGTAAAAAAGTAATTGATAAGATGAAAGGTAAAAAATAGTTATTTGTGTTTCTTTATATCTGCTCCTTTCTTACCAAACTTCAAAGCAGTCAATCCTTTCTTGATTCTATACTCATTCGTTCTTAATTCAGATTGAGTAGGTTTATAAGGAGTCTTACCAAGTGCTTTATTTACCTTACCTAATACCTGTTTGATTGCAGGTTTAAAAACCTTTAGTAGTAAATCTGCTAGAGGTTTTGCTAATAGTGCAGATGCACCAGCGACTGCTGCGATAGATGCAGTAGTCATTGCAATTTGTGCAGAGGGTAGATACTGTTCTACTATATTAATATCTTCATATAATTCTACACATATAAGAGTTCCTTGTGGTGTCTTTTGTAATTCATGACCCACCACTTTTTCTGTTTCACTAGGACCTACTGCACCAATTCGTAAGGATGTTGGACCAGGACAATCTGGATCACCTTCTGCCTTTGGAATACTTGGTGTCTCTGGTGTCTTTAGATCTGGTTCTGGTGGTGGTGCAACAGGAGGTGCTTTAGATTCATATGTCATCTGCAACTGATCTCGTTCATAATTCATTGCATCATATGCAGGGTATCCAGCATCACAAAGAGTCATTACTTCATCAGGATCATTTTTTACTAGATCTTTATCTTTTGGTATGTTGTTTTTATGGATTTTATTATCCCTATGTGCTTCTACACAACCAGGTACATTGACAATAGGACTACCAATATTAACTACTACTGGTGGAATCATATTATCAACACTAGGTTGTATATACATCCAAGATGGAACATATACATTTGGAATATTATCTGTATATGTATCAGCAACTCGAACATCCCAAATATTTTGAGTACCTATTTGATTAACTCCAATTCTAGGTATGCTCATCAATCTTTAACATTACCAATAGAGAATGTTCCTAGATCTTTTGCAGTACCATTTGGTGGAACTTCAACTTTGACTTGTGTTTTAACTTCTTCTTTAGGTTCTACTTTAGTTTCTTGTGGAACATTAGGTTTGAGGTCATGCATATGAGGAACGATTAC